CTGCCGTAACTAATCCTACAAACCTTACAATTAAAACTGCATCAGGTACAGGATTTGTACCAAATGCTTCTAAAATATTTGCTGCATATGCCGATGGTACAAACTTAAACGAAGTCTCATTAGATACATTAGGTGGTAGTATAGGCACAGTTTCTATAGCTGATGATGCGGTGACAAATGCAAAAGTGGCTGACGATGCAATCCAAAGTGCTCAACTAGCAGACAATGCTGTTTTGACCGTTGCTATTTCTAACGTAAATGTGACAACGGCTAAGATTGCTAACGATGCTGTGACTGCTGCAAAACTACAAAGAAAATTTACAATCAGCACCAATAGTCCATCAGGAGGAAGTGATGGAGATATTTGGTTTAAATATTCATAGGAGTTCAAATGGCTAATACCTATGGCAAAGTTTCAGGAACATTTGAAGAGATAGATAACGCATATGGAAAAGTATCAGGTGTCTGGAAAGAAGCAGACGAAATTTATGGAAAAGTTTCTGGAGTTTGGAAACTAGTCTTTGCAGCTTTTGAAGCAGGTTCAGTTCAAACATTAAGTTCTGGTTCTGGAACTTTTACAGTACCACAAGGTGCTAACGCAATTCACATTCAAGCAGGTGCAGGTGCAGGTGGTGGTGGAGTTACAGGAGCGGATTACGATAAAGCAGGTGGTGAGTCTTCCGGAGGAGGAGGAGGGTCTGGCGCATTTATATCTGATAAGGTTTTTAGTGTTACTCAAGGAGAAACACTTTCTTATGCAATAGGTTCTTCAGGTAATCCAGGTAACAGCGGATCAACTTTTACAGGTGGTGGAGGAGGTACTTCAGGAGGTACTTCAACTTTATCAGGTTCAACCACTGGATCTATTTTTTCTTTAACAGGGGGAGGTGCAGCATCTTACAGTGGGGGTGGTGTACAAGGTCCTTTAAGATCTAACACTGCAGGGACTGCAGGATCAGCTACTGTTAATGGAACTGCAATTACGTCAGGAACTTTTAGAGATTCTGACGGTACTACAAAAAATGTAACAACACTTACAGGTGGGCCTGTTGGATCTTTTAATCAATCAGGCAATGGAGCAGTAGGTGGTAACAACGGTAACTGTGGAGGAGACAACTGTAGAATAGGTGGATCAACCGGTGGTGCTTCTTTTTCAGGAAATGTTGCAGGAGGTGCGGGAGGTTCATCAGCTGGTTCAGGTACAAACGGAACGGCTGGAACTAGAGGATCTGGTGGAGGAGGTGGTGCTGCTCAGGTAAATGCAGGAAATACAGATGGTGCTGCTGGAGGTTCGGGTGAAGTTCAGTATAGATTTTTACGAGTACAGTAGTATAGTGCCTTATGGCTAATATATCTAAATGGTTTGGTTATCCTATATACATAACTAAACTAGAAAACTTTGAAGATATTAATAAAAAAATTGTACCTATAATACTAAAAGATATTACTCCAACCAATTCTCAATACTCTACAACAACAGATGTAAAACCAAAAGAGTTACAATCGATTGATGATAACTTACATAAAGATAAAAGATTTAAAGAATTATATATTGAGTTATCAAAAGTAATACAAGGATGCTTATCTGCACAGAAATATAATATAGATTTGTTTGAAGTTTATATAACAAAGTCTTGGGCTACCCTATCAACTAAAGAACAGCATATTGCTTATCATAGACATATGAGTAGTCATTTTAGTTTTGTCTATTACCCACAAGCAAACGAGCAGGGTAACCTGTTTTTATTAGATGATGATGCACATAAGGTAGGTTTAACAATACCTAAGAGAGATCCATATTTTACAGAGTGGGATCAGAGTAATTATGGTAAAGCAGAGTATCCTGCAGAAACAGGTAATGTAATTATATTTCCATCTATGATGTTCCATGAGACAGGTAAGAATACAAAAGACGTACCAAGGTTATCTATATCAGGTGATATAATGTTGACCATGAAAGAAGGTGTTAAATCTGAACATAATATACCTTCTCCTGCGACTTGGATGAAGCTATAAAATGATGTAAAATGGTTGCATGCCTTTAACAAATGTAAGAATAGCCCCAGGTTTCAATAAAGCAGATACCCCATCNGGAGCAGAGGGACAATGGATTGATGGAGATTTTGTAAGATTTAGATATGGACAACCAGAAAAAATAGGTGGTTATACAGCTATAGGTCAAGAAACCATTGCAGGGCCAACCAGAGCCCAACACACTTGGACAGATTTAGAAGGTAGAAGATATGCTGCACTTGGTACATCTAAAGCTTTGTATATTTATTATGAAGATAAGTTTTATGATGTAACACCTTTNGCTACAGCAGTTACTGGTGCAACTTTTACATCTACAAACGGATCAAATATTGTAACTGTAAATAAAACAAGTCACGTTCTTGAAGTTGGAGAATATATTACTTTTACATCTGTAACTGTACCAGGACAAGCTACTACTCTTAATGGTGCTATAAATGATTCTGTTACAACTATTACACTTACAAGTTCTACAGGTTTTTCTTCGGCAGGTACTGTAAGGATTGGTGATGAACTAATTACATACACAGGAAAATCTTCAAACGATTTAACTGGATGTACAAGAGGTACAAACAGTACAACTGCAGTATCTCATTTAAGTGGAGCAGCAGTAAGAGAAGCAACAGTCACAAGATATAACACAACAGATTTTACTAGTTTTACTTTTGAAGTATTATCTACAGCTACGAATTCATTTACTATTAAAATGACTACCACTGAAACAGGTACAGGAATGTCCGCAGCAGGTGGAGCTTCAATAAATCCTTATGAAGAAATAGGGCCAACAATTCAAACTTATGGTTATGGTTGGGGTACAGGAACATGGAGTAGGTTAACTTGGGGATCAGGAACTACTACTTCTTCTTTAATTCTAGATCCTGGATCATGGTCACTTGATAACTTTGGGGAACAACTAATTGCTACTGTAAAAGATGGTAAAACATTTGTGTGGAATCCTGGTGTATCAAACCCCTTAGAACAACGAGCAGTAATTATGTCTGGTGCTCCGACAGCAACTAGATTAACTATAACATCAGATAGAGATAGACACGTTGTTCATTTTGGAACTGAAACAACTATTGGAGATTCTACCACACAAGATCCAATGTTTATTAGATTTAGTGATCAAGAAAACTTTAGCGTGTATCAACCAACTTCTGTAAATACTGCAGGTACATTTAGACTGGACACCGGAAACAAAATCGTTGCAGCAGTTTCTGGTAAAGACTACAACTTAATTTTGACAGACCAAGCAGCTTATACTATGCAGTTTGTAGGACCACCCTTTACTTTTTCTATAAGACAAGTTGGTTCTAACTGTGGGTGTATTGGTCAACACGCAACTGTATATGCGGATGGTAAAGTATTTTGGATGGGGGCAGGTGGAGGGTTTTTTGTATTTGATGGTACTGTTAAATTACTTCCATCACTTGTAGAAGACTTTGTATTCACGACTACCGGATCAAATGTAGGTATAAATTATTCATCTAATGAAATTATATATGGCTCTCACAATTCTTTATTTAATGAAATAGTTTGGTTTTATCCAGCAGGCACTCCCTCAGGTAGTCCAGCAGTACAAAATAACAGATCTGTCGTTTATAATTATGTAGAAAATACTTGGGCTACAATGACTTTAGCTAGAAGTTCATATGCAGATGCTAGTACCTATGATGTACCTTATGCTACAGAATATACATCTACTGCAACTCCAACAATTTCTAATTTAAGCGGAGCAACAAATACTTTTGGATCATCCTTATATTTTGCTCAGGAAGTTGGTATTAACGAAATAGCTTTAGATGGTACGGAGACTGCTATACCCGCATACATTCAATCAGGAGATTTTGACTTACCTACAGAGGGAGACGGAGAGTATTTATTAAGAGTAAGTAGATTTTTACCAGATTTTAAAAATTTACAAGGTAATGCAATAGTTACAATATTTTTAAAAAATTTTCCTATTGATGCTGGAAGTTC